GATTCGTTACTACACCCAAGAAGTGTGGAACGGCTACCAGAAGGAAAAGGTGGAGAAGGTGGAAATCTTCAAAGCCGATGGCATTTACCGGTATATCTATCAAAATGATATGCTGATTGCCGATGTGGAAGCCGGTGAACACGAAAACTATTTCATGGTTGAGGAAGAAGGGCAAGAACCCAAGGGCTTCAACTGGACAAGGATTCCGCTGGTTCCCTTCAAGTATAACAAGCAGGAAATCCCCCTGATCCGCCGTGTGAAAACCCTTCAGGATGGAATCAACACCATGATTTCCGACTTTGAAAACAATATGCAAGAGGACGCACGGAACACCATTCTGGTTCTGAAGAACTATGATGGTGAAAATCTTGGTGAGTTCCGCCACAACCTTTCCACCTATGGAGCCGTGAAGGTTCGTGAGGATGGCGGGGTTGAAACCCTTCAGGTTGAAATCAATGCAGAGAACTACAAGGGCATTTTGGAACTTCTGAAGAAGTCCTTGATTGAAAATGCCCGTGGTTACGATGCCAAGGATGATCGTTTGAGTGGCAACCCCAATCAAATGAACATTCAATCCATGTATTCTGACATTGACCTTGACGCAAACGGCATGGAAACCGAGTTCCAAGCGGCCTTTGAAGAACTGTTGTGGTTCATCAATCAGGATTTCAGCAACAGGGGCTTGGGCGATTATGAAGGCGCTGAACTTCAGATCGTGTTCAACCGTGACATTCTAATCAATGAAACGGAATCCATTGAAAACTGTTCCAAGTCCGTTGGTATTCTGTCCACGGAAACCATTGTGGAACAGCACCCGTGGGTTACGGATGTTGAAGTGGAGCTGGCCCGGTTGCGTAAGGAAAAGGATGAAGCAATGGAACAAGCACAGGAATACGCCGGGGCCTTCCAGACCGGCAACCAGAACAAAGGTGACAATGGCGAGGGTGAATAACCCCCGCCGTTTCACAATATATGCCGGGGCAGACCTTGAGTGTGGCGGGGTGCTATTACTCCTACCCGCCAAAGGGTGAAATTCCCTTCCCCGGCCCATCATGGCCCGTTAGTCAAGTGGTTAAGACACCGCCCTTTCACGGCGGTAACGCTGGTTCGATCCCGGCACGGGCTACCATGCTTCCCTGTTGGACTTGGCTGAAAATGCTTGCGGGGCCTTCAGCCCTGATGGGGAAGTCTTATTTGCTGAAGTGGATGGAATAGGCAGACACGGCGGATTCAAAATCCGTTGCCGCAAGGCGTGTGGGTTCAAATCCCACCTTCAGCACCATGGCGGGGAGCGTTTCGGGTGATGCGTCCTTGCTCCAAAATAATATAAGCTGTGGCCCATAAAAACAGTTCATCTTTGGTAACTGGTACTTGCCATTGATGCCCCGGTGCAATTCCGGTTGGGCTTATATTGGGGTGTAGCCAAGAGGTAAGGCAAGGGGTTTTGACCCCCTGATCCGTTGGTTCGATTCCAACCATCCCAGCCATTTTTCAGGATTGGAGGAACGGCCCATGAGAAATGCGGATTATTGGCGTGGGCGGTTTTCCATCTTGGAGGACAGCGCCCACAGAGAAGCCCAAAAGACCATTCAGGACATGGAAGAACTGTATCTGGATGCACAGCGTTCCGTTCAGAAGGAAATTGAAAGCTGGTATGCCCGTTTTGCGGCGAACAACCAAATCAGCCTGACCGATGCCCGGAAATGGCTGACCGCTGGACAGCTTGAAGAATTTCATTGGAGCGTTGAACAGTATATCAAGATCGGTGAACAGGCCGGGTTGGATGCGGAATGGCTGAAGAAGCTGGAAAATGCGTCCACCCGGTTTCACATTTCCCGCCTTGAAGCTGTTCAGACAGGTATTCAGCAACAGCTTGAATTGCTGTACGGCAATCAGGTTGATAGTCTGGATGCCCTGTTGAAGAAGGTTGTGGGCAATGGCTACACCCACACGGCTTTTGAGGTTCAGAAGGGTGTGGGCCTTGGTTGGGATATTACCGGGCTGGATCAGAAGAAACTTGAAACATTGCTTTCAAAGCCTTGGACAACGGACGGGCGAACCTTCCGGGATCGCTGTTGGTTGAACAAGAATGATCTGGTGGGTTCGGTTAGCAAGAGCCTGACGCAAGGGCTTCTTCGGGGTGATTCCCCAGCCAAGATCACCACGGCTATTCAGAAGCAGTTCGGGGTTCATCGGTATAAGGCGGGGCGGTTGGTCAACACCGAAACCACCTATTTCAACGCTGTTGCCACCAAGGAATGTTACAAGGATTTGGATGTTGAAATGGTGGAAATCATTGAAACGCTGGATTCCCATACCTGTTCCATTTGTGGTGGGCTTGATGGTACGGTGATCCCCATTTCCCAATATGAACCCGGCGTGACCGTGCCACCCTTCCACCCCAACTGTCGAGGAACTACGGCCCCGGCCATTGATCCCAAGTATGCCGGTGAAAGAGCCGCCCGAAACGCTGATGGGGATGTGTACTATGTTCCCGCCAACATGAAATATGCTGATTGGGTTCAGGCCTTCGTGAACGGCGGTTCCAAGGCTGGCTTGACCGTTGCAACCGGGGCCGGTGTTGCCAAAACGCTTCGTGACTACAACACCGAGTTTGGAAAGAAGTTCGGCAAAGACCATTATGATCAGATTCGTGATCGTGTGGACGCTTGCCAAAGTTCTGACCTTCAGGCCGCTTGGGATAAGTATGAAAACCAAATCAAGGTTGCAAAGGCTGACCATCAAGGCGGTGCATATTGCCAAGCCAAAAATATCTATGTGAATATTGATGCCGATTCTAAAGGCCGTTCTTGGAGCGCCCCTTATGCAGCCACCTTCCATGAAAGCGGCCATGCCATTGATGGCCTTGCGGCACAGCTTGGAACCCCGAATGGGCAATGGCATTTTTCTTCTACTTACAAGGGCGGGGCTTTTCCACAAACCATCAAGGATGAAGTGAATGATTGGGTGGATCGGGTTCTTGCTGACATGAAGGCCCATAAAGATGATTTCCCGTATTGGGTACAAAAAGGCTGGATGTCGCAAAACACCGCTGATTTCTACATCAAGTATGGTGGATTCAAGGTTAAAAAATCCTATGCTTATGCCGCTGTTCAAGCGGAAGTAAAAGCATTGACCCCGTTGCAGTACGGTGATCTTTCTGATATATTGGAAGGGGCCACCCGTGGAAAAATCCGCTGTGGCATTGGTCATGGTGGTTCCTACTGGACAACCCGAACTTACAACGGGATTGATTGGGGCCTTGGAACTGAAGCCTTTGCGGAAATGACTTCCGCAACCATGACTTCCCCGGAAAGTTTGGCAACCATCAAGAAATATCTTCCCAAGTCCTATGCCATGTATGAAGATATGTTGAAGGTGATTGCAAATCAGCCGTGAAAGGGGTGTTGAAAATGGCTGAACTGATTGAACAGTATCTTGAACAATTTCATGAAAACTTCCCCCTGTTCGCCCTGATGGGTGTCGAGGAAGCGGAAGTGGAAGCCATTATTCAGGATTGTTTGGATAAGGGAACCCCTTACCGGCCACCTGAACTGGATGAAAAATCCCTATATTGATGATCTGACCACCCCGGCCTTCTGGCCGGTGGTGGTTTTTTCATACCATTTTCGCCGTTTCCCGGTGGTGGGCGGTAAACAGAACCGGAAAAATCGTGGTTCCTAACCCACGGTAAAAAAGGATTTTGGAGGTAACAACAATGACTAAAGAAAAGCTGTTGGAATGGGGCCTGACTGAAGAACAGGCCACAAAGGTTATGGAGGGCTTGAACGGTTCCTTCGTCACCAAGGCCCGGTTCAATGAGGTCAACACCGAACTGACCACCGCCAAGAACACCATCAAAGAGCGTGACACCCAGCTTGAAACGCTGAAGAAGGCTTCTGGTGACACCAAGGCCCTTCAGGATCAGATCACACAGCTTCAGGCCGATAACAAGAAGAAGGACACGGATCACGCCGCTGAACTGAAGAACCTGAAAATCAGCAATGCGGTTGAACTGGCCCTGACCGGCGCAAAGGCCAAGAACAACACCGCTGTTAAGGCGCTGTTGGTTGATTTCATCGGTAAGGCTGAATTGGCGGAGGATGGAACCGTCAAGGGCCTTGATGATGAAGTCAAGAAGTTGGTGGAAGGCAAGGACACGGCTTTTCTTTTTGAGAAGTCCACCGGCACCAAGTTCAAGGGGGCCAAATCCGCTGAAAAGGGTGATGGCGCTGAAGGCGGCATGACCCTTGAAAAGCTGAAGGCCATGAACCCCTTGGATCGCTACAACTATTCCGTCAACCATCCTGACGAATACAAAGAACTTTATGGAGGTAATGAGTAATGGCAAACACTTGCTACGATAACTTTTTCCTGTCCAACGAAATTGAAGATCAGTACCAGAGCCACCTTGATCTTCAGCAGTTTTGCACCGTGGACAACAACCTGACCGGCGTTGCTGGCATGGTTCGCAAGATTCACAAGTACAAGGCCACCGATGGCACCGAGAAGCTGACCATGGGCAACGGCAACACCAAGACCATTGAAGCCGGTTACACCGAGAAGGAATACCGGATTCAGATGGCCCAGAACCGCTTCCAGTATTATGACGAGGAAGCCATGACCGATCCCATGGTGATCACCACCGGCACCCGTCACGCTGGTACGGATATGTTCAACACCGTGAACGCTGACATTTTCGGCGCTTTCAGCGAGGCCACCATGACCATCGTGACCACCGCCCTTGGCTTTGATGCCTTTGTGGATGGTGCGGCCATGCTGAATCTGGAAAACCTTGAAGGCGTGACCATCTTCGGCTTCGTCAACCCCGCTGATATGGCGAAACTTCGTAAGGCCCTGAAGGACGATCTGAAGTATGTGGAAGCATACGCCAAGCAGGGCTATGTTGGCACCGTGGGCGGTATCAACATCTACACCAAGAAGAACGCCGAAACCGGCAAGGTGGTCATTGCCACCAAGGAAGCTGTTACCCTGTTCAACAAGAAGGGTACGGAAGTGGAACAGGAGCGTGAAGGCAACATCCGCCGCAACACGGTTTATTCCCGCAAGTATTACCTTGCGGCCATGACCAATGAAGCCAAGGCGGTGAAGATCATCACCGGTTCCGCCGCTGTCACCGCTGACACCACGGTTTCCAGCGACAAGACCTATTACGCCGCTTCCGGTATCGGCTATGTGAAGGTCACGCCCGGTTCCGGTGACAACCCCAAGACCAAGGGGTGGTACGAAATCACGGCGGCGTAAGAAAGGCGGTGAACCCCGTTGCGTGATAAAGCGGTTGCAATGCTAACGGCCCTTGGCGTGGCGGGGGCCGCTGATGATCCGTTGTTGGATATGGTTTTGACCAATGTTCAATGGAGGATCAAAAACCTTTCCAACCTTTCCGAAATCCCGGAGGGGTTGGAAAGTCTGGCCGTTTCTATGGCCGTGGGCGAATACCTGAACATGAAGAAGTGTTCTGGACAGCTTGAAGGGTTTGATTTGGATGCGGCGGTGAAATCCATTCAGGAAGGTGACACCAACATTACCTTTGCCCTTGGTGAAGGTAGTTCAACCCCTGAACAGAGGTTGAACAGCCTGATTGATTATCTGATCAACGGGCGCATTGGTGAAATCTACCGTTATAGGCGGTTGGTATGGTGAATAAGGCCGTGCGAACCGCCTTGGAACGGTTGTGGAAGGATCGGTGTTCTATCTTCATCCGTGAGGAAGTCACCGATCCTGTCACCCACCTGACGGATTCTGAAGAAAAGCCGCTTCTTCAGGATCAGCCGTGCAAGCTGTCTTTTGAAACATTAACTTCAACCAATGGGGATGAAGTGGCAACCGCCCAACAGGTGGTGAAGCTGTTCCTTTCCCCGGATGTGAAGGTTCCCGCAGGTTGCAAAATCGTTGTAACCCGGCCAAATGATGTGGAACGAACCTTCACCTATTCCCGTTCCGGTGAACCGGGTGTTTTCTCCAACCATCAAGAAATCATGCTTGAACCCTTCAGGGGGTGGGCCTGATGGCAAGATGGGGCCGGTGTGATTACCGGGAATTGAAGAAGCTGGATGAACGCCTTCAACAGCTTTCGGAAGTTGACATGGATCGGCTTTGCCGGGATGCCGCCAAGAAGATTGCCCAAATCCTTCTGAATAAGGTGAAGAAAAGAACCCCCGTTGGTGTGGTTCCGCCGTATGCCACGGATGAAGCCAAGGAAGAATATTGGCCCGGTTATCGTGGCGGTTCCTTGCGTGACGCTTGGACAATCCTTCCCATTGAAAAACATGGGGAGCAGTACACCGTGACCATCATCAACAATTTGGAATATGCGTCCTATGTGGAATACGGCCACCGGCAAACACCGGGGCGCTATGTTCCAGCCTTGGGAAAGACCCTGAAGGCAAGTTGGGTGAAGGGGCGGTTCATGCTGACGATTTCCGAACAGGAAGTGAAAACCTTGGCCCCGTCCATTCTGAATGATATGTTGTATGACGCTTTGAAGGGGGTGTTCAGTTGATCAATGAAATCATCAAAGGTGTTTCCATGAAGCTGAACGCCACCTTTGGGGCCGGGTACAAAATCTATCAGAACGATGTGGAACAGGGTTTCAAAGAACCCTGTTTTTTCATTGCCGTTCTGAAGCCCGACATTTCCCCGTTGCAGAAGAACCGGTTCATGAACCGGAACCCGCTGGATATTCACTATTTCCCCACCAGCGGGAGGAACAACACCGAATTGTTCACGGTGGCCGGGGATTTGATGGAATGTTTGGAGTTCATCACCCTTCCCAATGGGGATGTGCTTCACGGAACTTCCATGAGTTATGAAGTTGAAGATGGGGTTCTTCACTTCTTCGTCAACTTCAATCTGACACTATCCCGCCCGTCCGAGGAAACCCCAATGGAAACCTTGGATGTGGATGTGGAGCCAAAGAAAGGGTGATTGAATGGCTACCAGAAAGAAAGCCGCCACCGCACAGGAACCGACCATCACGGCCCCGGTGGTATTCCCCAAAGAACGGGTGTTGACCTTCAGGCGTTACGCTGACCGGCGTGATCTTCTGTCTGTCCTTTTGGAAGATGGGAAGGAATACACCTTCGATCAGATTGATGGGCTGATCAATGACTTTATGAAAGGTAAGGTGAAATAATATGGCCCTTGGCGGCGGCACCTTCTTGGTGCAGAACAAGGTTCTGCCCGGTGCATATATCAACTTCATTTCTGTGGCGCAGGCAAGCGCCACCCTTTCTGACCGTGGTATTGTCACCATCCCCCTTGCCATGAATTGGGGGCCTGAAGGCAAGATTTTCACGGTGGAACAGGCTGACTTTATCAAGAACAGTCAGAAGATTTTCGGCTATGCGTACACGGCGGATGAACTGAAGCCCATGCGTGAAATCTTCCTTCACGCCAAGACCGTTCATTTCTTCCGCCTTGGTTCCAGCGGCGTGAAAGCGTCCAACACCTACGCAACGGCCAAATACCCCGGCACCCGTGGCAATGATCTTCGGGTTGTGATCACGGCCAATGAAAACAGCACCGAACAGAAGCCCCTGTTCGATGTGGAAACCTTCTTGGAAACCGTTCAGGTTGATCTTCAGGAAAGTGTGGCCGCTATCACCGATCTGAAGGCCAATGCCTATGTGGATTGGAAGTCCAGCGGAACCCTTTCCCTGACCGCTTCCTTGCCCCTGACGGGCGGCACCAATGGCACCGTGGCCGATTCCGACTATCAGACCTATCTTGATCAGGCGGAAGCGTACACCTTCAACGCTATGGGTTGCACCGAGAGCAAGGCCACCATCACCGCCCTGTTTGCGGCTTTCGCAAAGCGTATGCGTGATGATGTGGGCAAGAAGTTTCAGGTGGTTCTTTTCCGCAAGCTGGCCGACTATGAAGGCGTTGTGAGCGTCAAGAACGGCCTGACTTCCGACAAGACTTCCACCGCCCTGATCCCTTGGGTTACGGGTGTGATCGGCGGCACGGCGGTCAATAAGAGCGCCACCAACATGACCTATGATGGTGAATACGATGTGGACACCGATTTCACGCAGACCCAGCTTGAAAACGGGATCAGGGAAGGTTCCTTCATGTTCCATCGTGTGGATGAAGCGGTGTGTGTCCTGACCGACATTAACAGCTTCATTTCCATCACGGATGAAAAGTCCAGCGACTTTTCCAGCAACCAGACGATCCGAGTTTTGGATCAGATCGCCAATGATATTGCCGTTCTGTTCGGCAAGAAGTATCTTGGCAAGGTTCCCAATGATGCCGCTGGCCGGATTTCCCTTTGGAACGATATTGTGAAGCACCACACGGAACTTCAGGATATTCGGGCCATTGAGAACTTCAGCGGCGAAAATGTGACGGTTGAAAAGGGCGATACCAAGAAATCCGTGGTGGTTACTGATTATGTGACCCCCGTGAACGCTATGGAACAGCTTTATATGACCGTCTATGTTCAGTAAGGAGGTACAACCATCATGGCAGATAGAACCATCATGAACGCCAAGGATGCTGTTTCCGCTTCCTTGGCTGAATGTTTCGTGACCATCGGGGATAACCGTTACAACTTCATGCAGGCTATCAACCTTGAAGCCAACTTTGAGAAGAACAAAACGGAAGTTCCCATTTTGGGCAAGACCGGCAAGGGCAATAAGGCCACCGGCTGGAAGGGCACGGGTTCCGCCACCTTCCACTATAAAACTTTCCTCTTTCGTGAGCTGA